CCTTGGGTTCCTTGAGTATTCTGAACACCTTGAGTACCCTGAAGTCCTTGGGTACCCTGAGCATTCTGAGTTCCTTGTGAACCCTGAAGTCCTTGGGTACCCTGAGAACCCTGGAGTCCTTGGGTTCCTTGAGTACCTTGGAGTCCTTGAGTACCTTGATTTCCCTGAAGTCCTTGGGTACCCTGAGAACCCTGGAGTCCTTGGAGTCCTTGGGTTCCTTGAGTATTCTGAACACCTTGAGTACCCTGAAGTCCTTGGGTTCCTTGAGTATTCTGAACACCTTGAGTACCCTGAAGTCCTTGGGTACCTTGAAGTCCTTGAGTACCTTGAAGTCCTTGAGTACCTTGAAGTCCTTGAGTACCTTGAAGTCCTTGAGTACCTTGGGTTGCTTGAGTACCTTGAAGTCCTTGAGTACCTTGGGTTGCTTGAGTACCTTGAAGTCCTTGAGTACCTTGAAGTCCTTGAGTACCTTGATTTCCCTGAAGTCCACCAGAACCAGCAAATCCTTGAGTTCCTTGTGAACCTTGGAGTCCTTGTGTTCCTTGAGTTCCTTGCGAACCTTGCGAACCTTGAATTCCCTGAGTTCCTTGGTTACCTTGTAATCCAGCAGAACCAGTAAATCCTTGAGTTCCTTGGGAACCCTGAAGTCCCTGAGCATTCTGAACACCTTGAGTTCCCTGAAGTCCTTGAGTACCTTGAGAACTTTGAGAACCTTGAGTTCCCTGAAGTCCTTGAGTACCTTGAGATCCAGTAGGTCCTACAGAACCAGCACTAATTGCAGTTTTTGTATAAGATTGTGTCTGTCCTTCATAACTTGTGGTTAAAATTCTATTAGAACCAGTACTGGTTCTGGTTGCATATAATCTGATAATCACTCTATCAGTTGTACTTAATGCTGTTGCAACTGTTGAAACTCCAGTCCAAGTAATTTCTTCAAGTGTTGTATTACTAAACTCTCCAGAAGTTGCACTGAAGATTGTTGTAATTCCAGTTCCATCTGATGCACATTTTTGTACAACTGCTCTAAAATATGCAGAACCCCCATCTAATGAAGAGTGTACCAAAAATTCAAAGTTTCCAGCAGGAATTGTAAGTACTGCGGGTGAATTTGGTTCTGTTACAAATTCCGAAACAAATGCTTCAGTTGCATTTAATGTTGTAGTTGCAGTTGATACTGTATTTGGTGATGGATATTCAAATGCTTTTTTATAAGAATTGCTTAAATCTGATGCCTGAGAATATGCAAAATAAAGTATTCTTCCAGCATTTCCACCAGCAGCACCAACAGAACCTTGAATACCTTGAAGTCCTTGAGTACCTTGAAGTCCAGAACCACCAGTAAATCCTTGAGTACCTTGGGTACCTTGAAGTCCTTGAGTACCAGTACCTTGAGTACCTTGATTTCCCTGAAGTCCAGAACCACCAGTAAATCCTTGAGTACCTTGAGAACCTTGAGAACCTTGAGAACCTTGAGTACCTTGAGTGTTCTGAGTACCTTGAGAACCTTGAAGTCCAGAACCACCAGTAAATCCTTGAGTACCTTGAGAACCTTGAAGTCCAGAACCACCAGTAAATCCTTGAGTACCTTGTGAACCTTGGAGTCCGCCAAATCCTTGAACACCTTGTGCTCCTTGAATTCCAATAACATCAATAGTCGCAGTACCATCACTAAATGATACGTTAAGATTATCTCCAAAATTCAAAGTTGCTGCAGTACCGACATTAGATCCATTGTCTTGAACTACAACTCCAGATCCCGTTGCAACAATTCCAGTCAATCCAGATCCATCACCAAAGAATGATGTTGCTGTTACAATACCAGAAATTAAAGCATCACCATTAACCGTAAGTTTAGATGATGGTAGTGTGGTTCCTATTCCAACATTACCATCATCTTTTGTGATGATAACCGAACCACCAATACCTACTTCTAGTCCATTCTTGACTCTAAATCTTTGATCTGCCAAGGTTCAATATCCCTCTTGGTTTTAGTTATTTAGATTGGCGTAACTACCATTAATCAAATTTTAGTTGCTACAAAATTGATTGTGTAATTTGTTGTGGATGCACTGGCTGGTATTGCAAGTAATCTAATATTTCCCCCAGATACATCCACATTAAAGGATGCTACCAATGAATTATTATATATTGTACCGTACTCTGAATTATATGCGAGAGTTCCATTATGAATTGTGAGTATCTTAGTTGCAAGAAAGTTAGTACCTTGTGTTGCTTGAATTGTATATTCAACAGAACGATAAACTGAAGTTGATAACTCGGAATGAATACCAACTGCTGAGGTTGTTGCAGTGATTGCAGTGAATGAACCTTGTGTGGTTGTCTCATTTATTGAGATATTACCAGCAACTGATAACCTTTCTGTTGGATTTGTGATTCCTATACCAGTATAACCAGAAATATAAGCACCACCATTAACTTGGAGATTTTGTACTTCTGTTCCTGTTAATGTTGTAGTTCCTACAAGAAGATTATTATAAACTAAACTATTTGCATTACTATCAACTCTAAAAGAAACAGAGTTATTAGTATAAACTTCAAAATTATTTGTAGAGATTCCAAGATTATTATACCAACTAGTATAAGATACACCATCACCAGATGCAAAATAAAATGTTCCGTCACTACCAATGTATTCTGCCACATCATATTTTGATCCTAAATCAGTTCTCCTGAATGCAATTGACCAAGGATAACCATCTTCAACTTCTATTAAAGTATTGACTGGAGATCCAAAAATTTCGGTTGAACCAACACCTACAGTTGAATATCCATAAGAATGAAGTTTTGCTTTTGGATTTGTGGTTCCAACTCCAACATTAGAAAGTGTATTGATACCTGCAGATGTTTTTACCCAATAACTTTCTCCACCACCAGGAAGATTGGTTAATCCAGATCCATCACCAAAAAATGATGTTGCAGTAATAACTCCAACACTCATTCCAAGAGTGGAAGTATTACCAAGTTGTAAAGTATCATCAAGAGTTTGAGAACCTCCTCCACCACCTATTGCACCAATCCATTTTTTACTAGCAGCATCATACTTTAAAAATCTACCATTAACCTTTGCACTATTCCTATCAATATCATCAAGAAACTCAAGACGAGTTTCTCCACCACCACCTAATGTGGAAAGTTGTTGTTGAATACGACTAATGAATAAACGATAGTGTTCTTTAAGTTGATCTAAAGTTACAAAATTTTGATCTAATGGAGTTAATGGATCAGAGTTCTTAACATCTGGTGGTTCATTTAGTAATCCTTCAGTAAGAGTTTCTTCATTAAACTTCTCAAATACTTCTTCAAGATACTTGACTTTTTCAAGAAGTTTATGATTCTTCTTTTCAAAAGTTGAATAAATTTCCTTTACTTCTTTTAAATACTTTTCTTGATCTGGAATTTTAATCTCAGATACTTTCTTATAAAGATCTTTAACTTCTTCGTCGTAATACTTAACTTCGGGAATAGATCCTTTAACAGAAGCAATCTCTTCCTTGAGTTCCTTTACATCCTCATCATAATACTTAACTTCTGGAATAGAGTTCTTAACGGATTTAATTTGCTCTTTAAGTTCCTTTACATCCTTATCGTAATACTTAACTTCAGGAATAGAGTTCTTAACTGAAGTAATATCTTCTTTGAGATTTTTTACATCCTTATCATAATACTTAACTTCTGGAACAGTAGGAATAGAATTTTGAATTTCAATTAATCTATTTTCAATAATAGAAATCTCATCATCGTAATATTTAATTTCAGGAAGTTCTGGAATTTCAGAACGAACTTCTTCAATTGCATTGATAATTTCATTTAGATCATCCTCATAATATCTAATTTCAGGAACAACTGGAATGCTATTCCGAACATCCACAACCATTTCTTTCAGTTGATCCAACTGATAATCATAAAGAATTGGTTCAGGAATTGTAGGAATCTCAGAACGAACTTCTTCTAATTTAGTTTTAAGTGCGGAAATATTTTCATACAAATCTGAAGGATCAAAAACTTCAGGTACTGGAATACTACCCTCAATTCTTACAAGTTCTTCACGAATAGATTCAATATCTCCACTATAGTCCTTTTGGTTTGGGATATTATCAATTCTATTTCTCAGTATCCGAATATCTTGAAATACTTTAGTGAGATCTGTTTCTTCAGGAATTGAACGAAATACTTTTTCCAGATCATTCTTTAGTAATCCAATCTCCTCAAGATAAGGATCAATTAAAATTTCTTCTTCTACTTCTTCAATTATTTCTTCTTCTACTTCCTCATCTACTCCAAATAGTTCTTTCGGAGATATAATTTTTTTATTTAAAAATTTTAATTCTTCTTGCAATTTTTTTTGAGCAAGTTGATCCGCAAGAGATTTATTTCTCCTTTGCTCAAATAATTCTGCAGGATTCTTAAGAGACACGTATTCTTGCTATACTTTTCACATACTGATATTTATTATACTCTATATTCTTCTATTTTGTCCAGCACTTTATTGAGATACTTATGAGCAAGTCCTTTTGGATCAGAAGTCCAAGTCGTATCATTATAAAGTTCAGCCTTTAATTTTTCTACTTGAACTTTAATCTCATTTTTTGTAATCTGATTCTTAGACATCATAAAAAATCCTCTCCTTTATATAGAAGAGGATAAAGAATCATTTTGTATATGCTGCTTTTATGATAAGAATCACAACCATTAATACAAAGTAAGATTCTGCTACTATCATTTGTAATAAAAGTTCCCCACTCATATTTAGAATGAGGATGAGTATAAATGCTTATTTTGTTAGGATTTTAGAACACGCCTGGAAGAATTTGTCCAGTGGTGAGATAAGTTCCGACTGCGATTACAAATCCAAGCATAGCGAGGCGACCATTTAAAATCTCTCCCTCAGGTGTAAATCCGAATTTCATTTTAGTTCTCCTTAGTAAGTTTCTGAAAGTTGATTAATTGAGTGTGCCAGTAATACAAAGAAGGCAACACTTGTGGTTGTAAAAATAACTTCGGACATCAGAAGACACCGAAGAATAGTTTACCAGTAGCAGCGTAAGAAACGATGCCTGCAATGAATCCTAGCATAGCCCAGCGTCCGTTGGCAAGCTCTGCTCTTTCATTATGAGTCATCATACCATACTTAATAGCATCAGCATCAGAGATGTACATCGTTGGTTCTTTAGCAAACATATTTTGTTGCCCGAACTCATTAGTCGTTACAGTCATTTTTCGTTTTATTACGAATTGTTACTCAATTATATAGGAAATCTAAAGCTTTGTCAAGTCCTATTTGTTTTCCCATCCTGGAGGCAGTGTTCCAAAATATGGATCATAATTAAATAACGTATTCCAATCAGCTATATCATTAGCATCATTTTTCCAGAAATTCCAAAGTCCTTCATAGCTTGACTTATGAAATACATCCACGTGCTCATCGTGTATCGAAGAACCAAGTTCAATCTTATAAAGGAACAAAGGAATTGCGAAAGTATTACCAGAATTATAAATCAAATCATCGGCAACGGCACGTGGTTTAACTCCATTATCTAACTTATACTTATCACCACGAATGTGAAGATTGATAAGTTTCTGTGCATGATGCCTTGTAATCAAATAACAGGCAGTTGAAAAATCATTCACAAAACGGCGATGAAGTTGTACATGAACTTGTGCTGGATTGATGATTGCAAGTTGAACGACATCATAATCGTAAGGAACTTTACAAAAGAAATCTTTCCAAGTAAATCCCCAATGCTTGATAGTATCCAAATCACAATCGTCTTCCATAATGAGAGCACATGGAGAATCAGAGTTCTCTACAAAGTGCTTCAGTGCCTTTAGATGCGATGTTACGCAACCTACTTCACCAGAGGACATCAGATCAGGATAACGTCCTTTGAGAATATCTCCAAGATCTCTACCATCCCTACCATCATAAGCAGAGATGCGAGTATGGTTTTCAATCTCCCAGTACTTGAATTGCTCTTCCATGTATTGTGCTCTTTCTGGCTGTTCATCCAGATTGAGATAATAAATGGGAGGAATGCCTTTGAATTTATAAACTGATTTATTTTTGTCCATCAATCCAATCTTTAAGGGTTACTTGTGGTCTCCAACCAAAAATAGTTCTCAATTTTCCATTATTTGCAAGAGTTGTTCTTGCCTCCCCAACCCTTGGAGGAATATTAATTTGATTATCGGAAATCCAATCTGCAATTTCATTAATTGAATAATTAATTCCATTACCTACATTGTAAAGTTCACCATAAAATTCTTCATCAACATCTTTTGTTGCTGCAAGAATATTTGCTTGAACTACATCAGAAACATGAGTGAAATCTCTACGTTGCTCCCCATCACCAACAATGGTTAAAGATTCTCCATCATTTCTTTGACGTAAGAAAATACCGATTACTGGAGCATATTGTCCTCTAATTGGAGATCTTTCCCCATAAACATTAAAGTATCTAAAAATGACTGTCTTCAATCCAAACAGATCATTATACATCTTACAAAGTTTTTCTCCAGCAACTTTAGATACTGAATAAGGATTCAAACAATCATCGGGTTGATTTTCATGATTTGGTGGTTCATTAAATCCATATCCAGATGAAGTGGAAGAATACATCAGCTTCTTAACTTCTGCTTCTCTAGCACACTGAAGCACTGTACAGGTTCCGACACAATTAAGGCTTACTGCATTAATTGGATTTTTAATTGCTGGTTGAATACGTGACTCTGCCGCCAAGTGAAAGACATAATCAACTCCATCATAGAGTGGACGAGTATTCTCATAATCACGAATATCATACTTATAATTTTGTGCCTTATCATTCCAATAAAATTCTTCATTGGATTCGGCACTTTCATTATCAATTGCAATAACTTCGTGCCCCTGTTTAATTAATTCATCAACAAGATTTGAACCAATAAATCCTGCCGCACCTGTAACTAGACATTTAGTCATAATTTTCATTCTCTACTTTTTTTAATAAAACTGATTCGTAAATTTGAGTTTTTAATTTTGTGGAAGAATATTCGTGGGATTCTCTATCCAACCAAACAATATCAATTGGAATATCTTGTCCCGTATAAGGACTGGTTTTATAGTCAGTCCCCAGAAACCTTACATTATACTCCTTACTTCTCAAATAGTCAAGATATTGATCTTCTACCTTATAAGTAACCACATCATCAATATATTTGATACTTTTAAGAATTTCCATTCTTTCTTCAACACTTTGAACTGGTTGAAGTTTATGCGATCTTTCCACAGATGGATCTTCGTGAAGAGCAACCGTCAAATGATTACAATATGATTTAGCATCTTTAAACATACGGATATATCCAGGATGAATCACATCAAAAGCACTTGCAATAATACCTTTAACTGGTGGTTGTTTTGCTGCCCATACATTAACATTTATACCCTTATCATCAATGAAGATATCTGCAGTTGGTTTGCAGAACATTGGGAATAATTCATGATAACAATATCCCCAATCATTTAGTTGCTTTTTAGTTAATTCAGTCCAATCAATACCAGATCCCTTTCCTCTGGCGGTTTGCATGATGATATAATGCCCTTCATCATATAGACGATTAACCTGCTGAATCATAAATGGAAATGGTTTAGCATTCACGTAATCAGGTTTTCCTAATTTATTATTAGGTGTCTCACATAAAGTCCCATCAATATCAAAGCAATATCTCATACTACTCCATGCAAAAAGATCTGGTGTACACACTCAACAATTCCATAATCCCTACTATTAATATGATAGTCCCAAAGAGCACTATTAGCAATACTTCTTGCCTTATTTGTAAGATTGAACCCAGTCAAAATACCATAAGGAATCGTGTTACTCTCACAATACTTGATGCAATTAATAATATTCTTAGATTCACCACCAGAACTAATTAAGATGCAAAGGGTTTCTGGTGTTGAATAATATTCAAGAAACTTACGATATGCATTCTCCATTCCAAAATCATTAATAAAGCAAGTCAACATTGATGGATCAGAAAACACCAAAGAATTCTTATTATGAAACTTCACATAATCCTGAGAGATATGTGATGCAACTGAATTGCTTCCACCATTACCAAGAATGATAATATTATTGTATTTGTTGAAGGCATCTTTAAACTTAGAAAATTGCTCTTCAATATGAGCACCCTGAAGTGCTTCGATATAATTTGAAAAAGGATTCATAACTTACGTCCAACTACACCACTTGATTCTACATCTATTTTAACCGATTGATATGGAATAGTCAAGGAGTCCTTTTCAGAAAATACTAGAAAAAATCCACCATTACCAGCACCACAAAGTTTATGGGCAAGAACAGTATCATTTTCATTTAATTGTTCATCTATTTCTTTGATAGTAGAACTCTCAGTAATTGTAGAACTTGTTTTCTTCTTTTGAATCCAGCTCTTGTTTAGATAGTTAAGAAACTTACCATAATCCTTTTGAAGAAGAGCATCATATGCCTTATCTACAGTTGCAAGAAGTGGCTTTGACTTATCGATATTATCAGTCACATCCTTCAAAACATTTTTGGAATTACGAGTTACACCAGTAAACACAAGATGGGCATCATAAAGTTTGAAGAACTCTGTTGGTAGGAAATCATATTTTACGATTCCACCTTTTTTAAATTCCATTCTTTTAAATCCACCAATACCACACCCATAAGGATCTTGATATCCACAATAAGGATTCATTTCCAATTCTAATTGATATGCAAGTTCACAAATTTCAATATCAGTCATCTGCAAATCATTAAATATGGAAATGCATTTAATTAAACTAATAATATAAGATGAAGACGATGCCAATCCACTTCCCTGTGAATAAGCATCACTCGTCATTGAGACATTGATCGGAAAAACTTTAAAATGATTAAGAACAATTCTCACCAATTCATTTTGAATATCTCCAATAAATTCAGTTTCTTCTCTCTTAGAATAATTTACAATATATTTGCTTTGATTATGATTATAACCAATCTTATCTTCATGAAGAGTGATATAAGTTTTTAAATTACAAGAAAAACTAATCACAGATCCATACCCATACTTTTCTACAAAATATGGATTATCCGTAGAACCACCAAACAAAGAAACTCTAAGAGGGCAATGGGAAATAATCATTTTAGAGAAAATACATCTTTAATGAATTCTTGAGGAACATTATCTGGCATGGGGATTATAGCTTCAGATTTACATCCACTAAACCACCAAGCACATTCAGTAAATGTACTTCCAAATGTTCCAATAATTTTAGGACATTTAGAAAGAAGAAGCATATCAATAAAAGCATTCATATTGTCTATAGTATCATAATTATGGCACGACTCAGCCATATTTGGAGTAACATAACGATTTTGAGGATACTGAATAATTCTATCTCCATACTTTTGAATAAAGTATTCTGATGTGTTTGCATTATCAGTGCATAGAAAAATCTTAGCATTAGAATCACACTTTTCAATTTGATTTTCAAAAAGTGAATTGCTATGCCAGGAACTTCTACTACAATACCAAGATCTAATATGAACACCTATTACATTTTCCCATTCATTTGAAAATGAATTTACAATTTTAACAATTTCAGAGTTTATTTTAAAATTGGAAAAAATTGCCGAATATTTTTCTATAAAATAATTTGGCGTTTTTTCATACAAAAAATCTATTGTATTATAAGTATCGATGTATTTTTGCTCATATTCTTCAACATCTAAACGCCAACCATCAACTTTTGGATATTTAACAATATCATCTTGAGTGGATTTTTGAATATTATCAAACAAGATAGTATCTGGTTCTCTGGATGTTTTAACAATATCATATTTTGCCATTGAACTGGCATATACTTTAATGCGATTTCCTAATCCACCAGTAGCAAGGCTAATTACTGTATTCATTTTCTAATAAAGAATAAACCCCTTTCATAAAAATGGGATGTATAGTTTTCCATAGAAGTTCCATCCCAAGGTGTTACAATATTTTCATAACTAGGATCTGTTTTCATAAACTCAAAATCTTCTCCGCATTTATCTCTAAGAATTTGAGTTTCTTCTTTTTGATATTCAAATCCATTTTTTTCAAGCAAATCAATCCAATATGATTCTGGTTGAAGATTTACATGATGATATCCACCTTGATTAGGTCCAGCATATGTTATTGCAAGATGCTTACAAACTTTAAAGTCATCAATAAAATTTTGAGCAAATTCTTCATAGACATGCTCAACAAACTCACATGACCAACCTAAATCTACACTAATATCTTTTCCAACTTTACCACCAAATTCTATTTCATTAGTATCAAAAACAGATCCAGATTCATAATCATGAACAATGTGACATTCTGGAATCAAAGAATTTTTTTTAGCTTCTACACTTCCATCAACTAATAATACTTCACAATTTAAAGATTCAAAAAATTTGGAAGCATATCCAACACCACATCCAATATCCAATGTACTTTTTATATCGTATTTTTTTATTAGATACTCCCACATAATAGGATAATATGTTGCAGGATCACCACCAATACTACATCCTCCAAGATGTCCTTCTCGTATTTCTTCGCCAAAAGTTTGAACTAAAATTTCAGACATTAATTTACTCCATATTTTTTTAAATAATTTTGTGAAGAATAATATTCTTCTAATTCTTCTTTATTCATTTTTTGAATCTCTTCCCACACAGAAAAATTATTTGGCATATAAGGATTCTTTTGTGCCGAAACTGGCCAAGAATTTGCTCCACGACTATGTTCTAAATGATAAACAAATTCATCAATTCTACCAATATTATAACCAAGAGTATTGAACCTATAAAATCTTTCTTTATCTTCAGGAGAAGAACCTTTAAAGTTTTCATTCTCCATACCAGCATTAAAGTAAGATTTTGTACTCAATACCTGAACATGCCCATATTGAGCATCAGAAATATTTGATTTGGCATCAAGAATAGAAAAATCCAATTCATTCAAAAATTCACTAACATCCTCATCATTAACGTTAACTTGTTTTTGATAATTACCAAATCCATATGGATACACAATATCACACCCATCACGAATCATCTGTGCAGCCTTTTCATAGGTTTCTACATGAAGAAGAACATCTGAATCATAATTAAAAACAATGTCAGTTGAAACCATTGCAAGCATTTCATTAATGATCTGCATACGATAAAATACGGGATCATCAGATTTTTCAAATACGTGAGTAAGATTATCAATCTTATCTTCCACATATTCTGCAATTTGTGGAAGAGCGTATTCGGAAAACAACGGTTGAGAATCAACTTCTTTAATAATCACCTTAGAATCAAAGGTTTCAAGAAGAAATCCAACAGTTGTAATAATATTCCTTACTCTATCAGCAGAATCAATCCTAAGAGGAATGATAAAAGTTGCATCCGATAATTTTGTCATAGATCAATTCTAGTCCATTCAATTGGAAATAAATCTTCAGTATTAATGTAAGATAGGTTGTCACCATACCATTTAATAGGCGAAATTACTTTTTTGTTGGGATCATTTCCCAACCAAGCTCCCCACCAACTAAAAGTACTATTAGATATTATATAATCTTTACATCTAGAAGTCAAGCATAAGTCATAAAATGACTTACTAATTCCTTTAGGAATATTCTCATTAAAAATAAAATTATCACCCTTAAAAATTTCTTGTTCTTTGCACCAATCAATATTATTGGAACATATTATATATTTTCTATTTTTTCCCATCATTTCAATAGCACTTTCATAATATTCCAATGGTAAGTTACGATGATTATATTCACATCCAGGATAATCAAAACCATCTTCATATCTACGAGCTACTATAGATACTGCATTTTCAAGAATACTCTCGGAATAATTTTTACTTATTTCCGAATTAATATCATTATTAAACTGAAAATCTTCACGAATAATTTTTTCAACATTTTTGAAATATTTTTCACTTTGAAAATAACCGTGCAAAGTTACCTCATCAGGACATTGCGTCATTATATCTTCGCAAAATTCATGTGATTCATGTAGATGAACTTCTGATCCATCAATATTACCAAAGTGTTTTAGATTTTTCATCACAAAACACTTCGTCAAATCTTGAGTTTCACTTGGAATACACCAATCAAAACCTCTATTATATGCAATACCAACCATAGAAGCATACTGGAACATTTGATTTCCCAGCCTACCCATATTTCCAATTATATTAAATCCAATCATTGATACATCTCTCTATTTTGTTCCCAAAGCCTAAGATCTTCAATGTCTCCAACATCCATAGATTCATATCCTTCAAAGTCCCTTGGTGATCCTTTGAACCAATGATTTACATCACCACGATTCATTTTTACATTTTGCCAGTATTCTCTCGATTGAAGTTGATAATGATTTATAAGAAGTTCTGGATTATCTGGCATTGCTTGAGTTGAAATATTCACCATATTACCATCAGTAATAGCAGTATGTGTCTCAAAAGATTGGACATTAAAGTTAGAATTCAATATTAATTTAGGTGCATTAAATTGCACCCACTCTGGAGGTAATCCAGGGGGTTTCATATAAATTTGTTGATTATATTCACACCTTTTAGTAAATCCTTCAACTACAAATTTTGGTTGCATAATATGTCCATTTGAATTAAACCAAACCCAATTAGCAATTACCCCAGCATGAGATTCATATTTGCGAAGAATATTTTTCAAATCTTTTGTTTTTGGACTATAAAGATATTCATCAAGATCTACATTAGCAAGCCACTGACTTTCTTTAAAGATTGGTTTGAAGAATTTATTATTCATATCAATCTGACGACCAGTATATCTTTCTGGATTATCATTTTGATATAAAGTAACAAACCCATCTTCAATATAAGGTTGAAGAATGGATAGATAATCATCAGTACTAAAATCATTTACAAGATAGACATGATCCACTCCATGAAATTTGTAATGATCTAACCATTCTTTCATTCCCCAACTTTCATTTTTAAAAATTGAAGTGACTGACAAATAATATTTCATCGACTTAGAATTTCTTTTTTATTTTCTGGAGCATGAATAAATGCTGGGTTATGAGAGAATTGATTTGAAGGAATATTGCCAGGGAAAGCAAATTTTGGATGAAGGACATTAAATTTATCTTTATTATCCAACCGAAAACGGTTTAGATGACTTTCATCATGGGCTCTAGCAAGAACTTTATTCTCAATATCAACATTTACACGACGATCAAGTTCATCAATCATATCTAAAACTTCAGGTATTTTTCCGCCCCATACACATCCTTGAAGATAAACTCCATCATCTTCGGAAGGATCAACGTAAGTCAAAGAAAGAGTATTTCTTTCATGTGGCATAGTTCCAGTATTAAGCGACCAAGATTCATGGAAAGTTGGATGTTGAACACCAATGAATGGTTTAGTATCATCAAAGAATTCTTCAATAGTTTCTACACAAAACATATCTGCATCAATAAACATAAACCAATCAAACTCTTTAAGTTGTTCATTTATCATCTTGATAATGGAAAACCTACGAAGTCCTCCAACAGATTGATGCATAAGATTATACCAATTACTTGGATCATAATCTGCTTGATCAATATCAGCATCCTCTTTAATATCTACTAAAGTAATATTATCTGGAATACCATCAATATCACCATCAGTAAAAACAAAAAAATGTTTTTTATCTTTGGGAAGAAACTTTTCATTAAAAGTTTCATAATATTGTTCTAGAAAATTAAGATATTTTCCTGTACCAATAAAAGCAATAGCAATTTTCATTAGAACCACTCCTCAACTAAAATACCAGATTCCTTTAAAACTTCTTTATATTCTTCTTTAAGATTTTTATATTTACTTTTTGGTTCAAAAAACCTTTCATGAAATTCACAATAAAAATCATTAATCAGTTTATATGATCCATCTTCAATCATAGAAGGAAGAACTTCAAATTCCGCTCCTTCAATATCCATCTTAACCAAAACAAAATCATCTGCAGTTACATTTTCTTGTAAAAATTTTGAAAAATTAACTGTTTCTACAGGAACCTCTTCTTCTTGATATGTAAATCCACAGTGATAGGTATGATCATAATCTGGAGGATCAGATAGAATATTTGATCCTTGGCTAAAATGTCCATCAGCATAAGGACCTCCATCATCTTTGGAGCAATTTACATTAATAGTTCCCTCTTGATTATAAACTGCCTTATTGAAGTGCGTGATATTATAGCCATTTTCAACAAGTTGATTATAGGCATCCTGAGATCTTTGATATGTAAAAGGATTTGCTTCGAAACAAAAGCATTTCCATTCACTATCAATATTATACTTTTCAGCAAATTGATTAAAACCTTGGAACAAATGAGTTCCACAATCAATAAAAATTTTCATAATTCCTCCAAAATAGATTTAAGCAAACTTAATTCTTTATCGCCAATAAAATGATTATTGCCTAAGTATATTCCATTAGTGTGCATATAATCTACAGTTAAATCATTTTTTTCGGTGGTAATTTTATACCCAGATAAGAATGGTTGTTTAAGTAGATTTCCGCTAATAATAGGTCTATGCTCAATACCAACATCATCAAAAATTGTTCTCATTCTATCCGCCAATTCTTTGGTTCTACAAATTAAAGGGAAACAAAAATTACTACAGGTTTTTGGAAATAGAGGTATATAAAAATCAAGTGAATATTTAGAAATCAATTCAATAAATTTTTTGTAATTTTGATTTCGTTTTTTGATATACTTATCTAGTCGTTTAAGTTGAGACAGTCCAAGAACAGCACAGATCTCATGATTTCTAAAATTATATCCATCAGTTAAGAATAAAAATTGATTGGAAATATCTGGATATTGTTTTGAGTAGTAATGAAATTTTTCAGATTCTCTTGCTAGTCCATGACTTCTTTTAATTCTCATTAAATCATACAACTCATAATTATTTGTGGAAATCATTCCACCTTCAATAGTAGATATATGATGTCCAAAGTAAAAACTAAAGGTTGCTCCTAAACTATCAGATCCTCTTTTAGATCCATCTGAAGATTTACAACCATGAGATTCGCAAATATCATCAAGAATTAAAGCATTTGGAAATAATTCCCTATACTTTTCCACATTAGCAGAATACCCAATAAGATGAGTAACAAAGATTAATTTAATATCCGAATGCACTTTAGCAATATGCTCAAGATTTTCTTCACAAAAACTAAAATTATCTAAATTAATATCGCAAAAAATAGGTGTAAATCCAAGCTGAATTACTGGACCGACATTTGTAACCCATGTACAGGCAGGAACTAAAACCTTATCACCATCTTTAAGATTGTAAAGTTCTTTTACTGCAGAAAGAAGAAGATAATTTGCCGTACTTCCAGAGGAGACATATAAAGAATATTTTGATCCTAACCAATCATTCCACTTAGATTCAAACTCCCTGACTTTCTTACCATTGGTAAACCTATCCGAAAAAAGAACAAATTTTGCTAATTTTAATCTATCGGCAAACGTTATATTATTTTTCATCAAAGGCCAAATAAATTTTTTCATATCGTTTCCCATCTTTTTGGAATTATATCTTCAACATTTAAATGCTGATTATTAGATCCAGCAAACCACCCAGAAGGAGCAATTACTTTATTATTCTCTGCTAACCACGCACCCCACCAAGAGAATGAAGAGTTGGCGATAATATGATCAGAACACAAAGTCATAAGACACAAATCAATATATGTATCTCCTGTTTCAGATACAGAAAATCTATCATCAGAAAATAATTCTTGCTTTAAACACCATTTTGGATCATCAGAAAAAATAATAACTTCTCTATCATTATCAAACATACTTAATGCTTGTTTATAATAATCTAAAGGTAAAGCAGTATGATTTGGATTTGTAACGTAATCAGTTCTACGAATATGAAGTGAAATTGGATTTTTAAAGTTTGATATCAAGTAATAACCAGTTTTGATAATTTCATCTTTAAATTGAAAATCATTTTTTATTTCTTCTTTAATATTCTCAAAATATTTTTCAGTTTGATAAAATCCCCACAAAGATACATTATCTGGACAATTATTAAAAAGTTCTTGATCAAAAGAAAAACTTTTTTCCGATACTGCTGGATAATTTGTAAAGGAAGTTTTTGACTTTAAATTGAAACAAGTAAAAAGTTGGTGATCATTCCAAATGTCGTTGCTCAATGATGGGGGAATACAGTAATCATAACCCCTATTTCTAGCTATTCCTTTTAAAGAAGCATATTGAAACATCTGATTACCAAGCCTGCCCAATTTTCCTAAGGCATCAAATCCAATCATTTTAAATACCACTCATAAGTTTTTTCAATGCCTTCACGAAGTTTAATTTTAGGTTCCCAACCAAAAGATTTAATCTTATCCACGTTTAGAACTTTTCTTGGAGTTCCATTTGGTTTAGTAAAGTCCCATAAAATCTCCCCAGGAAAACCAACCACATCAGAAATAATGTTTGCAAGTTCCCATATTCTAACATCCTCACCAGTTCCAACATTAATATGTTCTGGTTCATTATATTTTTGCATACAAATATAACATGCTTCTGCCAAATCATCAACATGTAGAAACTCTCTCATTGCAGAACCATCACCCCAAACAGTTACTGATTCATTAGTTTTAAGTGCATTATGAAATTTAGCAATCATTGCAGGAAGAACATGCGATGTTTCTAAATCAAAATTATCATTCGGACCATAAAGATTTGTGGGCATCAATGAGATAGCATTAAATCCATATTGCTGATGATATGCTTGGCAAAGTTTAACGCCTGCTATTTTTGCAAGTGCATAACCATCATTTGTTGGTTCAAGAGGACCAGTCATTAACTGATCTTCAGTAATTGGTTGATTTGCAAACTTGGGATAAATGCAGGAAGAACCAAGAAACAAAAGTTTGGTTACATCATTCACCATAGAGTAATGAATGATGTTGTTCTGAATCATCAAGTTCTGATACAAAAAATCCCCACAATATTTTTTATTTGCCATGATACCACCAACCTTGGCGGCAGCAACAAAAACATACTCAGGTTTATTTCTTTCAAAAAATTCTTTAGTTTCCTCTTGATCAATAAAGTCAACTCTATTACGAGTTGCTTCAATGATATTAAAGTATCCTTTTGCTTTTAAATTTCTAACAATTGCAGATCCAACCATTCCATTGGCACCTGCAACCAAAATCTTACTATCACTGTCCATATAAACACATGTCCTCAACTAATTGATCAAAAGAAATCTTAGGTTCCCAACCCAATTTATTCTTTGCCTTGGTGGCATCACCTAATAAAGATTCAACTTCAGCAGGTCGAAAATATTTAGGATTCACTTTAATGATTGGTTTTCTACTAAACTTTTCAACACCCACTTCTTCAAGTCCTTCACCTTCCCATTCAATATAAAGCCCAAAATAAGGACTGGCGGCATTCACAAATTCTTTAACTGAATACTGTTCTCCAGTCGCAATTACATAATCATCAGGTTCATCCTGTTGAAGCATTAACCACATTGCCTCCACAAAATCCTTAGCATGTCCCCAGTCACGTTTAGCATTCAAGTTACCCAAATACAAACAATCCTGAAGTCCAACAGAAATCTTAGAGAGTGCCTGAGTAATCTTACGGGTTACAAATGTCTCACCACGACGGGGTGATTCGTGATTAAAAAGAATACCTGTACAGGCATACATTCCATATGCCTCACGATAGTTCTTTGTGATCCAGTACCCGTAGAGCTTCGCCACACCGTAGGGAGAGCGGGGGTAGAATGGCGTTGTCTCCTTCTGTGGAATTTCCTGAACTAGTCCATAGAGTTCGCTTGTAGACGCCTGGTAGATGCGTACACGTTCCTCCATACCAAGAAGACGCACTGCTTCAAGAACCCTAAGAGTTCCCATAGCGTCCACATCAGCAGTGTATTCAGGCATCTCAAAGGATACCTTAACATGACTTTGAGCACCAAGATTGTAAATTTCATCTGGTTGGACTTTTTGAATAACTCTGACTAAGTTAGTAGAATCAGTAAGATCACCGTAGTGAAGATTAAGACGATCATAAATCCCATCAATTCTGTGAGTATTGATAAGGGAAGATCTTCTGATGATTCCGTGTACTTCATAACCTTTTTCTAAAAGCAATTCGGCAAGATAAGATCCATCCTGCCCAGTAATACCAGTAATTAATGCAATTTTATTTTTCATTTTTCAGTAAAAAAATTGTTCTTCGTCATGTAAATTATTTTATCATTGTGATGATCTTCTATTTCTTTATTGGAATGATCAAATTCTACAAATGAAATATCATTATAATATCTTTCATGTCCATACCTATTAATCTCAGCAATATAATCACTTTCAGAGTAATCTTCATTAATATCTTCAATTATTAAAATTCCACCTGGTTTCAAATAATTGGAGCATCTACGAATAAATCTAATTTGATCCCAAAATAAATGGCTAGCATCATCAATTAAAACATCAAATTTAACTTCAATTTTTGAAAATGCATCGGTGATAGATTCTTCATATCCAGTATGCATATAGTCATAATGCACATTTTTTAAATTATCACGCTTTGCACTATCTATCGAGGCATAACTCCCATCCCAAGCATAAATTTCAGCATTTGGAAAATACTCTCTCCAAGCTTTAATTGAAGCGTTGTATAAAATTCCAACTTCACCTATGATTATTTCATTTTCTCTAAAATTTGAAAATAGCATAGAATAAAACGGCGTATAAGAATGCCTATATTTTATTCCACCATAATTATAGGGAGATTTATCAGATTCATATTTTGCAGCTATTTCACATAATTCAGTTTTACTAGAAAAACACTGCAAAAAAAATTTATTTACTTTGGACATATACAAAAGTTCTTTGTACCATTATACCAAAAAAGGAGAGTTTATGCAACTCTCCCATCAGGTCTTTCAGGCTCGCCACCAATTCTTTAACTGGAAATTGGAAACCAGGCGGGGAGAGTATCCCATCCGCACCACTTGCTCTTGAGAAAAGCAAGAAAACAATAGGGTCATATTTGACTCCACCAGTTCTTTTAAAGTCTCTCCGTGACTAAAGGGGTTGCTCCCGACCAGTGCTGTTTACGTCCATCCGTGACGATTTATTTTTAGGCAAGAACTCCAGAAGTTTCCAAATCTTGAAGAATATAATCCATCAACATTTCATAATCATCAAGAGGATCTCCTGAGAATACTACACCTTCGTTTTCATAAAAACGACGAACTTTTTTGTAAAGTTTCGGATTCTTTACATCTAGATAAAATTCGCCATTTGCTGCAGATTTAAGAGTTTGAATATCTTTCTTAAATTTGATTGTAACCGACATTGTTTTGTTTTGTTTACCTAGTAATTATAGGATGAGTTAGGCTTTAAGTCAAGTGTACCAGTTGAGAAACTGGCAATCGGAATGACAGGATTCGAACTTGCGACTTCTCGGACCCAAACCGAGTGCTCTACCAAACTGAGCTACATTCCGTTGATGTATGTATTATACCACGACTACCCAACTCCGTCAACTACTAATTATGAGAACGTAATTGTACCGCCAATTCCATAATAATTTTGTACCGTACATGGGACATCATAATTATAGATTACAGTATATTTTTGTGAATCTAACGTATAAGTCCCAGTTGCTTGAAGATTTGCCCATGTTGCACCGCCATTAATGGCGGTGTAAAGAGTGGAAGACCACACATCAAAACTATATCCACTTCCCGCATATTGTCCAGCAATTGATGGAGTTCTCCAAGTTACATAACTATTGACTGCAGGATACTTTCCAAATTGAAGAGGAACAAAAGAAAAAGCTCCTGCAGTAAGATTAGTAGGAACACTTGAGGTTACTGTAGAAGCTGTACTACTTACAGTAAAAGCCCCAGTCCAACTATTACCAGTATTTGTGGTAACACTATAATTAACGGTTGCCATTTATTTAAAATTTATTATGTATATATTAAAATTATTTTTGATCCCCTAGCATTTTCTCTAATGGATCTTTGCCAGTTTTTATTATAGCACATGCTCTTTTATAAAACATATTATTAGTGTTGCCGGAATTTTCAAATGTTTCTTTAATCTTCACCCAATTATTATAGGTGTGAGAATCCATTTGGTTTTTTTGCGTATTAGTATTATATACTATTTTCCAAAGCCAGGATGTTAGCATTTATGTTCATTCCTTAACATTAATGGGAAAAATACTGCGTTTTTGTAATGCTTGTAACTAAAAATGGAAAGTCAGGGATTCGAACCCTGGGAGGCTACTAACCTCAATAGTTTTCAAGACTATCACCATAAACCACTCGGTCAACTTTCCAATAAGTCCTTAACGGACTTCAAAATCCAAGCGTCTTACTTTACGATTTCTTCTTGCCTCTTGCCAGGCAATATCTTCGTTTGTAAAAACACTAGTTTGTTTGATTTCTTTATTTGATTCTACCACAACAATCTTAGATAAGTCAATAGCGGAAATATTATCCCCTCTAACTGATGTCATATTAGAACATCCACAACACTTAGTTTGTGTTGGGTGACTTACTAATTCATTATTGCAACTTTTGCATCGTATAGTTAACATAATTCTAACCTTCTAAAAATGATCTTAGCATCCAAACAAATTTACCGTGAGTTTCCATTAAACTCTGAACTAAATTTGCGGTTGCATATTGCTTTTTCTTATCTGCTTCTTCTGAAATTGCCGTAAGCAATTGAATCATTTTCATATTATCATCCATCAACTGAGCAACCATTCCAAATGCTACGATTTCACTATTGGCTTCAGCAATTGCAGTCACTTCAATAATTCTACTTAAAGTTGTAACTGGCTTCATACCAAGATATCTCATGTGTTCTGTGAGAGTATCAATTTCTTCAAACATGGTTTCATACTGTCCACCAAAGAGTGTATGAAGTTGTTGGAAATCAGGACCTACAACATCCCAGTGATAAATCCAAGTTTTTTGAAAGAGTACAAAAAGAGATGCCTGAGCATCACTCAACAGTTTAAACAAAGTTTCCATTATAGCAATACTTTTTAGATATTTATAATGCAGTGTCCCAAGGAAGTTTGTTTAAAATATTAGATTCTTGAAGATTTTCCATATTTACTGTAAGTGAAGATTCAATTTGATCAACATCAATTCTACTTTTTACCCATTGCAAAACAATTTCTTCAGTCAAATTTTCATATAAAATAATATCATTATTTGGTTGTTCAAGTGTTACGGATCCAATAGATTCTATGGTATCATTTTCATCAGTAATAGATGCTTTCCAATCTACAAGAAATACAATTCCATCATCTACATTTCTCTGCATATTAACTATTGACCAAGTTATCATACTATTCAAATAAACTATAGCATATTTATAAGTGGGCGATGACGGGATCGAACCGCCGACATACTCGGTGTAAACGAGGCACTCTACCGCTGAGTTAATCGCCCAATGAATCAATGAGATTCTAGCATATACTCAACAGTATTTGCAACATCATTCATTGCATCTCTTAAATCTGGTCTTTGTCCGGATTCTTGTTTGATGATTGGACGGGAACAATCCGTCAATGTCCAACGCCATTGTTTCATTGACTCACAGTACCAAAGTTTAATATTCATTCTTATTATACTCAAGTTTAATCCAGTTAAGAAGAGCATTTGATTCTGCTCTTTCTGCTTCAGTCATAATATCTTTAAAAGAACCAATATAATGTTCCAAAGCCTTAATTGTGAGCACTCTATCTTGCTGTGAAATAAGAGACATAAAAATCTTAACTCCAAACTATAATACACAAAAAAGGGGGGTTTGTCAACCCCCCGAATATTATCAGAAACGGAAGGTTGTCTGAATTACACCACCAAGTCCATTGAAGTTGTAAGCAGCATCACTTGAACTATTGGTAGATTGTGAACTATAACCAGAGGCATAGAACAGAGCAGGAGTGATTGAGATGTTATCAGATACCTGATACCTGTAGAACCACTCAACCAACCAAGGACTGCTACCAGTAGCACCAGCAGAGTTTGCAGGTTGTCCAAAAGCAATACCAGCAGCATTACCCTTAATGAAAGCATCATCCCACTGAAGTCCAACCATCCAAGAACGGGAAGATTGTGCCAGATTTTTATAGGAAGATGTTGTAGCATCGCCATAACCAGTTACAAAGTTATATCCATAACCAGCACTGATAGAAGGAATTGCACCAGTTTTCTTTGGCTGCCAGTAAGCATTCAATGCAACACTATTACCTTCTTGGTTGTTACCAAGCGTAGTGCCAGCAGCACCATTAGCAGAACGAACTCCAGATTGAGTAGTTCCATAACGATAACCAGCAGCAACACCCCACTGAGGAGCCTTATAGCCAACCTGAGTCATCAAGTTGATACCTGAGTTGGAATTGAAAACACCATAAGTGCTATCCGAACCTGATGCACCATTCTTACAACCACCAGTACAAGTTGTATTACCACTGTTTACGCCAGAACCATTCACAACATAGTTAACGTTAGCAACGAATCCACCTTTGCCTTTTGCTACAGGTTGCTTCCACTGAACACCGACACCTTCACCAGTTGCCTTGTTATAGACACCACCAGTACCAGCAACAGCAAATGTATCAAGAATGTCCGACTTATAAGCAGTAGGAATCCATGCCATTTCAGTGTTACGAACCAGAGCACCTACAGTAAACTTGAATTGATTTTGCTTACCTGCAGGGAACTGATAGTAAAGACGGTCGATGTAAACTTGATTGTTCCAATCTTCTGCCTTATCCAGTTTAAAGATATTGCTGGTTGAAGTACCGAAAGGATACTTGGAGAAGTTGCCACTACGCAGACGAGTACGCAGCAAATCTTGTCCATTATATGAAGTATCCAAATTGATACGAATGTCATAGTTGAAGGTTGTGTTTCCACCACCCTGTTGCTTTGAACCATTCAAACCATTTTTAGATCCAAATCCAGGAACACCACCCAGAATCATACTTGCCTGACCTGCCAATTTAGTGGTAGTCGAGAACTGTTGTGCCTGAAGTTTACCAACTTTGCTCTCAAGTCCATCAACACGAGCAGTCAGAACAGTCAGTTCTGTATCAAACTCTGCAAGAAGTTTCTTGAGTTCATCAGTTGTTTCAGTGACACGATCAAGGCAAGCATTTAAAAGTGCCGCTGCCTCAAAACGAGTCATTGCTTTCCCACCTGCAAAAGTACCATTGGGGTATCCTGCAACGCAACCATAACGATTTACAAGGTTGCTGAGTGCCTGATATGCCCAATCAGTAGGTTTTACATCAGAGAATTGTGTAACACTTGTAACCTGTTCTGCCGAAGCGTATTGGTTGACTGCTGCCAAATTAATGTCTGCTGCTTGTGCAGCAGGTGCAATCATTCCAAGAGCAACAGGTGCAAGCATCAGTTGTTTGAAAAATTTCATAAGAATGTATTAAGATTTACAACTACGAGGATTATTTAGTATTCCCAATAAATTGGGGAAGCGGATGATCGGATTCGAACCGACGACGAACTGCTTGGAAGGCAGCCATTCTACCACTGAATTACATCCGCATTGTGAGAGTGGAAGGTTTCGCATCCTTCTACTGTATCCCTTGTCGGGGTGCCTTACTTTTGGCATCACTCTCAACACACTTCCTTCACACCAGAAAAGTATAAGACATAATACTTATTATGTCAAGCCTTCGACAAGATTTGAACTTGCGACCTGAGCTTTACAAAAGCCCTGCTCTACCACTGAGCTACAAAGGCAGGCTCCCCCACCTGGACTCGAACCAGGAACACTTTGATTAACAGTCAAATACTCTGCCAATTGAGCTATAGGGGAATATGGTATCAATCTACCACACTGGCACGAATCTTGAGTCCAACTGCTGTCAAAAAGGTATTGAGGTTATCAACAACTGCAGTGTCATCAGCATTTTCAAAATTCAAATTAAAATCACGAATTGTATTGTGATTCTCATCTCGGCAGGAATACCGAAGATCAAAAGAAGTATTCAGAACTTTTTGTTTTGCCATAATAATTTAGTAATGAAATAAGGAGCGTCTTTCTAGGCTATGTGCCTAACGACTACTCCAACAGGCTCACTTGGAATCGAACCAAGAACACAATCTTAGAAGGATCGGGTTATATCCATTTAACTATGAGCCCATATAAATTGAAGGCAGGTGCGGTATCTCCTTTCGGTGCCCATGCTCCTTTTTCTTTCCTTGCCTCCAATGAAACTATTGTATCACTCCTTAGGGCAATCGTCAAGCCATGGAGCACAGATTCTCATTGGTGGTGCAAGTGTCTTACATTCATCAGTATAGCACACGGTATCGTCATTTACTCCATTCACATATCTTGGCTTATATTTTTTATCGGATTCTGCAATAATTCGATCATATTCTGGAGTTACTTCGGCAAGTGCTCTATCAACCGCAAGTTCTACTCTTGCATCCAGTTTATCCTGATTATTTTTTAATTCAGGTAATTCATATTTCAAATTTAATTGCTCAAGTAAAAGTTGATAATATTTCCAAAGTTGTTTTTCGGATATATTCAACCATCCAGAAAATAAAGAAATAATCGCAATTACAGCGGAAATTATAAAAAATCCTTTGATTTTTTTAGAACTTAATTGTGGAAAGGCAGTAAATTTTCCTTCCTTAATTTCGAATATTTTAAACATTTTGGTTGTCCAAAAAATCTGTTAATGCTTGATCTACAATATCTTTTGGATTAAATTTTTCGTTTTTACTCCAAAGTTTTTTAGTATCAAAGGTTAAAGAAGGAGTTACATTTCCATCTTCTTCTACTTTGATTCGAGCACCAAATATAGTTCCTTTTGGTTGAAGTTCTATTTCATCGGAAGAATTTAATTTAACATCACCAATATTGGTTGTTACTTTAAGATATTCTGCGTCTGCGGCAATATCAATACTATCGGTTAAGTTTTGTGGATTGTTTTCAATCGACATGAAAGGGGAAAGAACTTCTCTCCCCCCTATTTATTTTATCAGCCTGCCTTTGCTTCTTTACGAGCAGTTTTTTCAGCAGTGATTTCGTTGCGACGTACTTTTACAAGCCTAACGATCTCTTGAAGTGCCTTACGAGCACGAGTTCCTGCAGCACTATTGCCTGCAACAAACTTTCCATCTTCAACTTGCCATGCTGTAACTGCATCAGTGATTTGTTGTACTGTTTCTGACATAATGTCTCCTTTAATATAAGTATGTGTTTATATATACAAGAAAAGGGAGCATTAGCTCCCTCCTCACATAATTATACGTCTGCTAGAGTCAGTCGGGATGCATAATCATGGGCATAGGATGTGCGAGCACCATGATGCCCCCAACCAATCCAACTATATGCGGTGTTCATATAAGAATAAATTGATCTACCATTCTTTTTCATACGGTATTCAATTTTTTTCCATTGAACTTCATTTGTTAGATAACGAAGTTGTGTCTCAAGTGATGATGGAGAACCACCATACTTTTTAGCAAAATCACCCAATCCATAATAACGATTAGCAGATGTCCACTGAATCAAACCATAACCACCGTAGCAGTTGCGGTATGACGTTTTACTACCACCTTCACAAACATTAGCTTGGAATGTTGATTCCTGTTTAATGTTGCCCAGAATAGTAGCAAGGGCGTTTTTATCTTTAATTCCAATGTCCTGAAAATAATCCAGGGCTACATTTTCATTTTCATTACACCCTTTACAAATTAGCCTTTTCTCTTTTGGCTTATCGGAAGCAACCTCTTTGGTCGCTGTCTTTAATGTAGGCTCCTCTTGAATAACAGAAAATGGTGGAAGTCCACCAACAGGGGGAGGAGGAAACACTTGAGGCAGTGTTGCCGTACTGGTTGTAACCGTTGCCAAAAGGGGCAGGGCTACTGTAAAGAAGTTTTGCATTAAGGTTAATTGAACTCTACATCCCAATAGAAAGGGGGTACACCAACCCTCTCGGGAGGCACTTTCCTGGGCTCTAATTTCACATCAAAATCTCATGATGTTATCCCTGTGTTAGGGATTTCACATAATAAGCTACTATTTATTTTTTGTCAAGCATCCGTGGACACTTCTTCAACTGGTTCTGGTTCGGGAATCACCACTCCAATTTGTTCCAAATACTCAATAACTCCCTGAACTTTAAGAAAAAGTTCTCTCGTATTAACCATTTGAGCATTAAGAGTATTGAGTTCTTCAGTCAAAGTTTGGCGTTGCTGAAGAAGATTTGAAAGATGTTCTTGTTGTTCAGTCATTGTTAAAATTAAATGCAGAATATGTATATTCTACCATAAATAAGTCGTGTAGTAAATGCCGAACCATGGCTAAGTCAGCAAATAAAGGTAAGAAAGGATCTGCTGGAGGAAAAAACTCCAAGCAAAATCAAGGTAATGCGACTGCGAAGAAAGCAAAGAATGGTGGGAAGAAAAAGTGAGGTATTATGCCGAGAGAGTGGAACACTCCCAAGCGTGAATGTTGGAACAAACCTATTCACCAGATATTGCAAGCAATAGATAATCACACAAGGATCGGAATGGAAACCGGCGATCCATGGCACGAAGAACAAGCACAAATATTAAGAAAATATGTAAAGGACTTAAAGGTTTGGATACACAAACAGGAGGGATATTGGAATGAATGAATTACCTTGGGGTGTGATCACAATACTTGGAACAGGTTTAGTTTTTACTGTTTGGTGTATCTATTACATATTAAGATTGGCATATTTAGAAACTAAAGAATAAATTTTATTTTTTCCATAAATTTCCTTCCGCTTTTCTTCTACGAGCAAGTCCTGCTTCTACACTAGTTCCAGCATTTCTATACAGATAAAGAGCATCAGGAACCTTGGACCATTCTTTATTTTTAAGAACTTTAGTTATAGTATTACAATTGGGAGACCCATAAAAATTAGCACCAAGATTATAAGCAAAAGATAAAAGTGCTCCTTGTTGATTCTCATTCATCTCATTCCAGTGTGGGATTTTTTTAAGTGCTGGTAGATACTCATACTCTATTGTGTGCGTTAATAAAGTATCTGCCTGTTCTTGAGTAATAGTTGCTCCCAATCCAAATGGTTTACCACGAGTATCTTTAGTAGATCCCCATCCAATAGTATAAGGTTTTCCACCAGTTCCAGGATCTGGATAAGATTTTAATCTACATCCTTCAAACTTTTTAATCAAATCTATTCCAGCCTTTAAAATCATTTAAAGATTCTTCCCCAACCAGTTTTATCCTTACCGTGCTCCAACCACCTATGAGTTAAATCAGATCTTTTGTATACAGCACCTTTACCGTTGGTTACTGCACCAGTGTAACCATCATTTAAACTGCCATAAGGATCATTCACAACATAGTCATTACCTTTCTTACCAATGACTACAACCATGTGCCCACCAGTAGGTGCAGAAAGAGAACCCCTGTGCAGAATGCCAATAACGACAGGTTTACCAGCAGATAAACTCTTATCAAGATCAGAAAAAGAAAGATTGTAACTAAAGTATGACTTAACACCATAACTCTCAAGAACACGGGTTTGAACTGCGTGATCTGTTGAGTCACCAATTGCGAATACTTTCTGAACGTAAGCATCGTCTCCCTTTGCTCCTTTTAGAGTACCTGGTTTTAGAAACTCAAGGCACATTGCACAAGATGAAGAGTTACAAGTGCGATTAGCATCTCTGTAATTATCGGTTTGTGGGAAATATGGAACTTGCAAAATTCCAGTTTGTGCAGGAACTGGTGCCTTTTCTCTAAAGATTCTTACCCAGTTAGATTCATCTTCAATCAAATCTGGTTGCTTTTGCTCCAAATCTTTTTCAAATTGCTCTACTGCTGCAACATGCTTTGGATTTTTTGGGTCATAATGTAGAAAAAAGTTATGAAGATCTACTTTCATCTGATTCTCCAATAAAACTAAATGAGAAAATATCGTGATCCTCTATGGTTGGATCAAACCATTCTTTAAATTCTTGTTGAATTGCATAGGCATCATCATAATCTTTATTTTCACTTAGCTGATGAATTCTATCTACTGCCCAATCATGTGAGTGGCGAAGAGCCTCTTCCAAAGTTCTCATAATCTTTTCGCATGTAGCGTCCAAGGATGTTGGAATTATAGTACGCCGGAGTACCGTCGTCAAGCCTTTCCATCAATACATTATTTAGAAATAATTGTTTGGTTTCTTCATAGTTTACCTCTCCCATCTTCTTATGAAGAGATAATATGGTTCTTTCAAAAGATTCTTTACCAAATTCCTTTACATCATTCTTTAATTCTGGACAAGAACCATAATACTTCTTCCAGTCACTTTCCTTCTTAGATCTTCTTGTCTTTCCTTTGTCTTTTGTAAAGGAAACAAAATATTTCCTACCGATGTAACAACGATTGTTATTAGTATTTCTTATATGATATACAAACCCGTAGTATTCTTTGATGTCTACACTATCAAATATCTCTCCGTTATACTTCCACGGATTATCATAACTCATATTAAGAACTTAAAGTATTATTAAATCTTATTTATCTCAACCGGAACAAACCTATTCTAGCAATAAAAAAGAGGGCTGTCAAGCCCTCTTAAGAATTATGTTAGATTTCTATCAATCTGGAGTGTGCTGCATCATTTTATCCATCATTTTAATTCCACGATTTTCCTTTTTCTTGCTAGCAGGATCAGTTTTACCAGCAGAAGAGCCCATAAGCTTTCCAGCCTTGTTCATAACCTTTTCAGTTGGAAACTTCTTATATGCTTCAGCAATTTCATTGATGGATTCTTGATCCAGTTCAGTCATGATGTACTGTGCCTCTGCAACGCTCTCAGCATGTCCAGTATCAAGAAGATACTCAAGAACTACATCATAAGCATCCTCATACTCATAAGACGCTGCGATTGCTTGTGGCTTTACTTCAGGTTGCTGCTTCATTGCAGCAAGCTTATTGGTTCCAGGAACAACACTTCCAGAAGCAGCAGGAGAGGTGCTAGGAGCAGCAGCAGTGGCTGCAGAAGGAGTTACAGAAGGATTGAATGCTGTCTGTGGTTTTGATGCTGCAGCAACAGTTTTACCCAAAGTAGAAGATGCAGGGGCTGCTGGAGCCTTTAGAGCTGCTGAAGCTCTTTGTTGCTGGATGTCATTATACCCAGATTGCCCCGATTTTACCTTAGCGGCAAGATCTGGATGAGCTGCAGCCCATGCCTTCATACCATCACCAGCGGCTGCAGGAGCCGTCTTAGCGGGCACTCCAGCAGGCTTAGCAGCGGCAGTGGGAGCGGGCTTAGCAGCTGCTGCAGGGGGTGTTCCTGCTGCTGGTTGTCTTTGTTGTTGAGTTGGTTGTTGAGTACCTGATTTTTTGCCACTCACAAAAACATCTTTACCACCAAGTTTTGCTGCATATAATTTTTGTCCTCCAAGTTGGATTGAACCTGGCCCTCCAGGTTGACTACCACTTCTATATGTTGGTTGAGTATTATTGAAATTTACAACTGTTCTTCCTTGAGATTTTGTTGCTGCACTATTTAAATGTGCAGTTCCAGCAGTATCCTTACCACCAAATGCTCTAGATAAAGGATCTCCACTTGGTTTCGATATTGTTACATTAGCACCTTTTTGAAGTGCTGTTCTTGATGTTTGTGCTTGTTGTGCTGGCGTGGGCCCAAAACGTGGGCGGGCAGGGGCGCCCATCTGGCTTGCTGGAGTTGCACCTCCAGCATATTCATTCAAAACTTCCGCTTCTGAGGTTCCATAATGAATGCTTTCATATAATGACGCAATATCATTCAATTGGTTAAAAGAAAGTGTCATCTTGGTAATACTTGCCTACTTTCTTTTATTTATAAAAAAAGAGGGTACTAAGACCCTCAATAAACATCATTTGTTGCTTGTTTTAACCAATACTCGTTCCAATCAAAATCACCGAACATAAAATCATCATATTCGGCAGCATCTTTAAATGCATTTAAAAGCTCTGCTTCACACCATTCATCATAATTTGAATCCTGAGAAAGTATTTTTGGTAACATCGTGTTTAATTCCTCCGACTATATAACTCTCAACCTCTGTTTCTTGAGGAGCAACCTGCAATCCTTTGGAAGAAATCCAGTGCTCAGTCCAAGGAAGTGGGTTGTTTTTTGCTGAAATATCATAAAGTGGCTTAAGTCCAATTGACTTCATGCGGCGATTCGCAATCCATTCAACGTATTGACAAAGAAGTTTATCATTCAAACCAATCATTGACCCATCCTTAAACAGATATTCTGCCCAAAGCTTTTCTTGATTGACTGCGTTCTCAAAAGTTTTATAAACCCACTGCTCTTCTTCTTTGCCAATTTTTACCATATCAGGATCATCACCCTCTTTCCATTTGTTTAAAATGTTTTGGGTGATAACTAAATGCTGATTTTCGTCTCTCGCAATGAGGGAGATGATTTTTGCACTTCCTTCCATAAGCTTGAGTTCGCCAAATGCAAAACTGCAAGCGAAACTGACATAAAAGCGAATACCTTCAAGAATATTAACGTTTGCAACTGCTCTGAACAGCTTGCGTTTGAGTTCATATCTTTCTCCCTGTGCGAATGGAACTTGTTCTTGGGCATGTCTCCAAAGTTCAGAAGTTCCATAATGCTGAGCACTATTGATAAAATCGTTATATGCTTCAGTTACGCTGTGTGAGCGTTCTAAAATACGTTCATCCCTCAAAATAGTATCAAATACTTCTGACGGATCAGAATAGATATTTTTTATTATATATGTGTAGGAACGAGAATGTATCATTTCCATAAATTCCCATACTTTCATACACGCTTCCAATTCAGGAAGAGAGCAATATGGGGCAAATGCCATTCCTGGGCCACGTCCCTGAACACTATCAAGCATAACCTGATATTTCAGGTTAGAAGTAAATATATGCTTTTGCTCAGGACGAAGAGATTGATAATCTCCTCTATCCTTTTGTAAAGAAACCTCTTCAGGTCTCCAAAAATAACCTAGTTGTTGAGTTGTAAGTTTTTCAAAAATTGGATACTTGTAGCTATCATAACGTTGTATTCCTAATGGCTTTCCGAAAAACATGGGTTGTTTTTTAGTATCTACTTCTTCAGAATTAAAAACGGTCATTGAATTGACCATACTTTGCTCTTGGGTAGAATTGGAATTGATTTTGAAATTTACAACGTTCACTTAGTTTCCTCTTTTACAAATTTAAATTCATGTACTAATATTTAACCAAAAAAATTATTAAGTTTTTTTATCAATTAAATTTTACAACTCTCACAATCATCTTCATCAGAACTCAAGATATCATCCAAAAGTGATTGAAGTTCTGGCTTGGTTTCTTCGGGCATTTCATCAGATTTAATATCATAAGTGTTTTGATAATAAGATGTCTTCCAACCATATTTGTAAGTTGTAAGAAGATCTGCCGCCATGACTGAAGTAGGAACTTCATTGTTCTCATAATTTTCTGGATTGTATGACCAGTTTCCAGAAATTGCCTGATCAAAGAACTTTTGCATCACAGCAACAACGTTAATATAACCCTCATTGGAAGTCATATCCCAAAGCAACGTATAGTTGTTCTTGAGAGTTTGATACTGAGGAACAATTTGTTTCAGTGGTCCTTTCTTCGATTTCTTGATGGACAGGAAGCCTCTAGGAGGCTCAATACCATTCGTGGCATTGGATACTACCGAACTACTTTCGGAAGGCATCTGAGCGGACAGGGTGGAGTTCCTGACACCATATTTTAGAACCTTCCCCCTAAGCTTTTCCCAGTCATGCTTTAAGTTGTTAGGAACTAATTCATCCACATCTTTCTTGTAAGTATCAATTGGAAGAATTCCTTGAGCATACTTAGTTCTGTGAGAATATTCACAAGCACCTTTTTCTCTAGCAAGATTTACGGTTGCCTTGATTAGATAATATTGGAAAGATTCAGTCAAGTCATGAACCAGTTGCCAGGCACCAGGATCATCATAATGCTCACCGTGCTTGGCAAGATAGTGTGCCAAACCAATATAACCTACCCCAAGTGAACGACGTGCTTTGGTGGCAATTTCTGCTGCCTTAACGGGGTATCCTTGGAAATCGATAAGCTCATCAAGACTCCTAATAGCAAGATCGCAAAGAACTTCAAGATCCTCGTTAGCCTTAATCTTTCCAATGTTAATAGCACTAAGAATACAAAGAGCAATTTCACCATCGGTGTCATCAATATGTTGAAGTGGTTTAGTTGGAAGAGTAATTTCCTGACACAAATTGCTCATCTCAATCTTATCAAGGAAGGATGAGTGAGAATTGCAATGATCAATATTCATAATGTAAATACGACCAGTTTCAGCACGTTCTTTCAGGAGGTCCAGAAAGAGTTCTTGAGCATCAATAGTTTTTCTTGGAATAGATGCATCTCGTTCATAACCCATGTATAAGTCGTCAAATCGATCAGTGCCAAAAGCATCATACAAACCAGGAACGTCGTGTGGAGAGAAGAGTGTGATTTCTTCGTTTTGAATGAATCGCTCATAGAAGATTTTGCTAATTTGGATACTATAATCTAACTTACGAACACGATTATCTTCGGTTCCTTTATTATTCTTTAATACTAGAATATCACTTATTTCTTGGTGCCAGATTGGAAAGTGTACCGTAGCTGATCCGCCTCTAATGCCATTCTGCGTACAGCAACGGACAGTTGCTTCAAATTTTTTGAGAAATGGTATAACCCCCGTGTGCTGTACTTCACCGCCTCTGATTTTAGCGTTGATTCCACGGATGCGACCTGCGTTGATACCGATGCCCGCCCTTTGAGCAACATACCTCCCAATAGCCATATCACTACTGAAGATGCTATCCAAGGTGTCATCAACATCAACAAGAACACAACTAGCATATTGTCTAAGTGGCGTTCTAACTCCTGCCATGATTGGCGTTGGGATGTTGATTTTGTGTTTGGAGATTGCGTCATAATACTTTTTAACGTACTCTAAACGGGTTTCTTTTGGATACTTGGAAAAAATAGTTGCCGCAATCAGCATATACATGAACTGGGGAGTTTCATAAACCGCACCACTACTTCTATCCTGTACAAGGTACTTATCAACAACTTGCCTAAGTCCAGCATAGGTGAACAGATAGTCACGACCATGATCAATAAATGACTGAAGTTTTTCAAACTCTTCAGCATCATACATAGAAAGAATCTCTGCATCATAAACACCCAGTTCTACACATTTTTGAATATGTTGTAGAACAGTTGGACATTCATATATTCCACCAAACAACTGTTTGCGGACAGCAAAAAGAAGCAAGCGAGCAGCAACAAATTGATAATTTGGATGTTCAAGATCAATCAAATCTGAAGCAGAACGAATCAAAATCTCTTGAATCTCTGCTGTCGTGATTCCATCATAAAACTGAATTCCAGATTGCATCTCAACTTGAGACGCAGATACACCAGCAAGATCTTTACATGCCTCTTCTACCATGATATGGAGTTTATTCAGATCCAGATTTTCAGTATTTCCAGATCGTTTTACTACCTTAGTCCCGTTGCTCATACTTTTTTCCATTCGTTGAGTTTGATCTTTGCTTCTAAGCCTTTATATGTATTTAATTTTAACACATCCATAACAGAAAGTCCAGCGAGCACCATATCATTGATATCCTTTTGCTGAATTGCCTTCGGCCAAATTACAATTTTTTCTCCATTACTGATGCATTTTTCGTATCTGCGAACGATTTCTTTGTTGCGGGGCTCGTTGTCGTAAATAAATGTGCGATTAGGGAAGTGTAAGCAGTCAAGTATAATATCAGCACCACACATTGCCAACGAATTGGGTATAAATTCTGAATCAAATGGTCCTTCAGTAACATAAACTTCTTCATTTTCATTTACCATATCCAAACCATAAATTTTTGGTTGTTCCTCATCTAACATGATGGTAATATATTTAACCTTGCTAGGAAGAAGAGATCTTCCCTGAAAAGCAAACATACTCCCATCCTTTTTCCGAAGAGGAATAATAATTCTTGGTTCATCATTTGTGATATTAGGAAATGTCTCAATTTGACTATTAGTCCATTCCTTAAATTTTTCAGCATAAAAAAACCTATCAGGATCTAATTTACGATCCCTTAGATACTTTTTTGAGAGTTCATTCTCCGATGCTTTTGGAAGATCAATTTTCTTTACAAATACTGGTGCTTTGAATTCAAACTTTGGTTCTTCAACTACAAAGTTCTTACCAGTAAAACCATCCTTAAACTTTTCAAGAGTATATTGTTTATGAAGAGTTGTATCTAATTTCTTGATAAAGTTATTAAACGATAAACTAGCTCCACAATTATGGCACTTGAAGTTGGTATTATTCTTCAAGGCATAAAGATAGCCACGTGTCTTATTTTTATTCTTTTGGGAATCCCCACAAATCGGACATCTAAAATTATAAAGTCCAGTTTTTACTTGTTTAAATTTTTCAAGCCTTGATGATAAAAGTCCAATATACTTGGCGTCAATTAGATCCATTCTGCGGAGCAACCATGGTATGCTCCATTTTAACCTGAGGATTGTTCTGTGTCAAGGCATTATCCAAAAAACTTCCAAAAAAACTTGAGGCGGTGGCAAGGAGGACTCCCATTCCCACAACCATCCATTTAAATTTTTTAACGTCTTCTACTTTAGCCTCAAGATTTTCAATTCTTTCACTAGTTCTTTCATAATGTTTTTCATTATCTTTCTTACGCTCTTCAACAAGCTTAAACAAAACATCATTAGTTTTTATTGTCTGCTCAATTCTTTCGTCATGCACTGCCAACATTTTAACTACATTTGAACTTACTTCACTTAACTTATCAATAGCATCGTCTAAACGATTTACAATATTAGAAAATTCGGTAAATTTTTGTTCCAGTACCGCCAATTTTACTTCGTCTGCCATTGGTTTGGTGGGGTAGTGGTGCAGATTTGATAATCTTTAACTATTTAGATTTTTTCAAATAATCTAACCAAGTTTTACGAGAATTTACTCCACCCGTCGCATATTTTTTTCTCATCATTTTATTCATTACTGGATCAAATCCTGCGGCAGGTCCTTTTGAGTCGGCAGATCCACTAAATCCTCCACTAGTGCCTGGAGCATTAGCAACCTCTTCTCTAAGGTTACGAATAATTGAAATAATTTTATCTATATCCATTAGATTAATTCCAACATAGAAAGACACTTATCATCTTGTCCAATGCTATTAATTTCAGTTTTTGGATATTCTGGAAGACGATTCAAGAATACCAAAAAACTTTTAATCACTGGCCAAAGATCTCTATCCAAGTTATAAAATAACAAAGGAACTGCAGCATCATTAAAGACATTAAAAAGAATGGTAAGGTGATTTAATACCAAATGAGTTTTAAGAACTCCGGTATTCTTATACCTTTTTAACAATCTTTTGATGTATTTAATTCTTTTCAAATCATCCTCAAAATCTTCTTTCGTAAGAGCTTGAGGATTATCGTAGAATTTTATAGCAAATAACATGTAGTTATTTTCGTTCAACTCATCAAATCTCATGTGATGCTTTATCTAGCTGTTAATGTAGATGTACCAATACCAACTGAACCAGTGGTTCCTGCACCACCAACATTACGGAGAAGAACATCTCCAAATTGTGAAGTGAATGAACTGATTACTCCAACACCATTTGAACCATCGGTAATCACACCGACAAATCCACGTGAGAGATCAATTTTTAATTTTGTACCATTAGTTCTTGTGCTGTATGTAACAAGAAGTCCTTGCGTAATTGTCGATGCAATTGTACTTGCTGATCCAATTTGAACAGTGGTAGTTCCAACAGCAACAATAGGAACGTTTGTAAGTTTGCCTGCTACGGTAAGGGAACTTCCAACAGAAACACCTGCTACCGAGTCAACAAAGATATTAGTTCCACCAATCGCAACAGTTTGTCCTGTTGTGGTTAATGTTGTTGAGATTGCAACTTGTGCAGTCAGAACTGAACTTGGAGCAGTAAAGCCAAATGCTACTCTATTTGTAATTTGCCCGTTGAAATTTGTATATACATTTGGAGAACCGTGGGTAGCTGCTGCTCCTGCCCAAGCATATTGAGTACTACCATTTGATGCAGCATATCCAACAATTGGAGTTGATTCGTTAGCATCATTTGCATCAAATGTACGAATAAGAACGGTTGATCCAGCACCAGCAAAAACAAGCTCATTGAATACTACATGAACATATGCAGTTGTTCCAGCAGCAACAAAGTTTGTTCCACCACCACCAACAGAAATTGGCGAAGCTAAGTTAGGATCTTCGAAGAAAACTGCAACTGGACCAGCAGTTCCAATACCAGTGGTTCCGCCAGTAGCACCAGTGCTATTTAATCCAACAACTGGAACTAAAACTTCGTCAAAATAACGAGTAGAAATTCCAGAATTTACTGTAGTTTTATATCTTCTCTGAATCCAACCACGAACATCCGCAAAAGTATTCCAAGGACTTCTGTTACGATCGGTCTCAGATTGGAATTTTGGAATTGCGTAATTGTTTGCCGCTGTCTCAGATGCTGTTGAAATGCCCCAGAGAGCCATGTGCGTTACCTATGATTCTTTTCTATTGATATTTATAAAAAAAGGAGATCCAGTTTTTGAATCTCCTTTATATTTTTTTAGAGTTAAAAACTCAGGGAGTTAAATCTTTAGCACCCTTTGCTTTCAATTGTCCTTGGACTTGCAGAATAATGAGTGAAAGTAAACCGTTTGCTTTGATTCTTGGGCTTGCTCCAAGTGTTTCAGAAATTGCAAATAATACAGTTGCGATAAGTGCTTGGTTAGCAGATGCCCAAGCTAAAAGTGCTGCTAATGACATAATAGCCTCGTGTGAAGGATCCTATCTTATTTATCAATCTAACTTATATTGAGGATCATCCCATCCAGAATGTGTTGGTTTTTTATTAACTTTTTTTGGTTTTGGTTCCAATGCTCTCTTTTCTTGATCTCTTTTGTATGCTGCAGAGCCTACAATTGCTTTAGCACCATGCTTCTTTACAATATTTTTTTTTACTTCAGCCATAGCATCATCATTAGATGATTCACCAACAACCATTACATTTTTAAGTCCCATAGAACGCAAAGTATTTTTTACTTTTTGATCCTTACCATATTTTCCTCTTGGATCATCTTTATTAATTTTTTTTACATCATCAGTTTCGTAAGTATCCATTTTATCAAATGATCCTTCTTTAGAATCCTTTTTGATTGCAATTACGGGCATTCCCATTTCATCAAGTTGAACTTCTTCTTTAGCAACATGTGCAGGAAGTCCTTTATGCTCTGTAGAAGCAAACTTTTTTGCTTCCTTTGAACTCATTCCAGATGCTGCTTTTGCAACTTCAGGACTTGCTGGTTTTGCTCCTTTTTTAGCAGCATAAACCATTCCCATAAATTTCTGTTGAGCAGTACTTACTGACTTTTCAGAAATAAACTCTTCATTTTGCATTCCACCTGCAGGTTCAATTGTAGGATATAAGGTAACTACTGCTTTTCCTTTTCTTCCCCTTTTTACATAATTATTAGTTCCTTCCCCAGTAATTTCTACTTCATTCTGATCTACTGTAGGGGCAGTTTTTTCAAGAATATTATATTCTTCCTTGTTTATTGCCTTACCACGAACATCTCTACGATGAAGAAGATACTTATCTGTCTTGGTATTCTTCTTACCATCATTATTAATATCAGAATCTTCTTTACCGACTGGATCTAATCCTTTACCAGCCTTTGCTCTTGCAGTTTGCTCACCTTTATTTTTTTCACCTTCGTATGGCTCACCATATCCAGTCATCTCTACTGATTCAATATTTGGATTTGCTCTCAGTTCATTAATTTTTGAACGAGTAGCATATCTTACATAAGATTTGCCAGAATTTTTATCAGTAACTCTTATTTTATATTTCCCTACACCCGCTTGACTATCAACTCTTCCAATTTCTTTTTTTACATAACCTTTTTTAAGTTCTTCAAGATATTCTTCATCAATTGTGGTTTCTTTTTTTTCAACAAATACTTTAAACATTGCGGTTGCAACATTATCAGCAACCATTTCATTAATTACATACTCTTCGCTGAGTTTTGATTTTACTGCTGCTCTTTCGGCACCACTCATAGAAGTGTTCTGCATATATTGCGAAAATGCCTGCATTACAGGAATCTCTTCTCTTCTTGCTCTATAACGAATATCATATACTGCCTGACGAATTCTTTTTTCTCCGCCACCAGCATCATTACCACCACCTTTTTCTTCCTTACCTTTTTCTGCTCTTGGAGCTGCGGCTGGGATATCCTTTCTTGAAGGAAGATCTTCAAAAATTCGAGTACTCATTTTAGATTCTAACGCTTACTTTTTTCTATACTTATTTATGAAATCAATACCGTAAGCTTTTCCATTCTTTTGCAAGTTTTCTTTTCCAGTTCCAAGTGCTCCTGGAGTCATTTTTGCAACATAATCAAAATACCCTTTCGTGCCAACTAATGTGTTTGGTTTTCCAGGTTCTCTCATTGGACTGTCCATTTTAACTTCAGTATATTCTCTGACATCTTTAATCCAAGATTTAAACATCTCCTCATCTTCAGTAACACAAATCAAATGATTTGCACCTCTTCTTATAATTGTTCCAATCATTCCATTTACAATACTTTCAACAATATCACCTTCTTTAAATATTTCTCCAGCAATATATTTTTCCCTCAATTCACTCTCAGCAATTGGAGGAGCATTTATTGCTGTTGGTGCCGATAAAAGTTTTTCTTTTGGAGTTTGTCCAGGATCTTTTCCTTGTATCTGTCTCTTATTATAAAAAACTAATTTTCCTTGTACATTTTTTGCTACAAATTCTCCAGATTTATCATGATATCCACCATGACCGTCCGTCTTCAATCCCATTCGGGTTGCTTGCTGAACAGCCTTGGAAAATGTTGCTTCTAAGAAGTGTGAAAATGATTTCATTATTGTGTATTTTTCTTTTTAAGAATTTCAGATGTTATTGCCTTTTCGTTCGCAATAAAGTATTGTAAAACAATTTTCCTAATCTTAATATATTTATTCTTTATTGGAACTTGTTTTATTAACTTAATCTTATCTTCAATTGTACAGTACACATAGGTAATAAATTCATTAAAGATATCCTTTGAGTTTCTTACTTTTTCAGGAAATTTAGAAACCAATTCTTCTATAAATTTTTTCATTTCTTTATCCATTATCTTAAGGGGGGTAATATAATTGAAGATCCCAATTCTTTTTTTGGTTTTGCTTGAACTCTTAATCCAGGAAATCTATACATATTTCTAATTTCTTTTCTACTAGTAATTTGAAAGTATGGATAATAATCATCAGAAATTTCATTTTCAGTTTGAATAATATTATCAACATTTATAGTTAAAGTTCCATTTGCATCAGGAATACTGCTGTCGTTCACAAAATTATGACTAATAATTGCACCCATTCCTAATATATCACTACCAAAAACTACATAATTAGTATCTTGAGTGCTACATTTATATGCAATATTAACTATTATGTTGGTGTTTTTTCTAACTATTGAATACCTTACTTTATTATTTAAAGAAGAATCTTTAATAGCTTGTACAACAAATTCTCTTTTAGTGTCTATATTATCCACATCTTCCAATAAATATACCAATATTTTTTCCGCCACAACGTCTCCAATTAAAGTATCAGCAGATTCCCAAGAGTCAAATTTTGGCAGTTTTAAAGAAATATTAAATTTTTTGTTGCCTCCATAGATAATTTTAAAATCAGTTTTTTCATTTTTTTTATTTGCTCCACCCACAAAATCTATCTTTGTTACGTTATCTAATACAATTTGTTTTGTTCCAGATTTAAATATAATTCTATTAATTCCATGTTTATAAAATTTAAATTTATTATATGCAGCCTGCTCATTTCCACTGGGATCTTTAATAGAAAAAGATTGTATTACTTGCATTTATCACAACTACTATCTTATATTAGATATTTAGTTTTCAAATGGAGAATAGGGGACTCGAACCCCTCACCCCTGCCGTGCAAAGGCAGTGCTCTACCAAATGAGCTAATTCCCCAAGAACCCCGAAGGGTTGTTTATTTATTCTACTGCTGCACCAATCTTCTCATCAAGATCAGTAATTACAGTACGAATATCAGTAATACGAGGAGGGACAGAACCCTCATCATAGGTGTATCCTTTTTGTGCATCAAACAGAATTTGACGAATTGCTGCTGCGGCACGAACATCAATTTTTATAGTTACATTTTTGCTCACAGATCTCCCTCCACACGATTTTCAGAACGATAAACATCAAAAGCACCTTCTGGATAACGAGCACTCAGTTTTTCATAGTTCATTTCAAGAACTTGCTCAAAACTAATATCCAGAGCCATACATGCTTGTGCAAGATACCAGCACAGATCTCCAAGTTCACGCTTCATATGAAAGATATTCTCTTCAGTATAAGGTTTGCCTTGAAGAAAAATCTTTTTGACTACTTCGGTAAATTCACCTGCTTCGGCACTCATACCAAATGCAGCAGTCATCAGGCGAGAAACATCTGCACCTTGTCCTTCCAGTTCATTCAAACGTTCGACCAGTTTCGGATATTCGCTACTTGCTGGACTAGTGGTTTGACGAACAAATTCAATATACTTATTAGGTTCAATAGTTGCCATATTTAAAACTTAAATCCCTCAAATTTTTTAGTAAGTGGTTTATCTTCTTCATAATTATACTCCTCTTCTTTTCCTTTGTCAAGAATATCTTCTTGAGCTTTTTGTTCACAATCATAAAGCCTCATCTTGGCACGATCAATACCAATAATAAAACGCTTGTGTATTGTTGGATCATTATAACGATTTTTAAGTTGCTTCACCATAAGTTGTCCCAAACCTTCCAGTTCTTCCGTGCTAATCAAAGCAAACATAAGATCTGCTGTAGCAGGCAAACCAAAAGATTCTGAAGTATCAGTCAGTTCTACATCCGAGTTACCATAACCACTACGAGTAGTTTGAGTAGCACTTACAATTGGAACATTAAATTCTACTGCCAATCCCCTAAGTTCTTCTGCAATTGATTTGATATATGAATAAGAATTTGCAGAACCATTTGCTTTATGCCTAGAGGAAGCACAGATATTGAGATAATCAATAAAGATAATATCTGGACGAAATGACTTCTTCAAAGCAAGCTCAGTTAGAAGTGCTTTGAAGTGTCCGGAATGTGCAGAAGCAGTAGGGTACTCTTTAATAATCAGAGTTCCCTGTGTCTTTTTGGCGATGCTCGTTACCTTATTTTCAAACATTGCACGAGGAAGATCAGTCAATTGCTGAATTGGAACATTCAATAAGTTTGCATCAATTCGCTCAGCAATTTTTTCTTCTGCCATTTCAAGCGTAATGTACAATACGTTCCGTCCTTGGAGCAACACGGAGCTAGCTTGGTGGCACATGAATAGAGATTTCCCGACACCTGTACCAGCAAGTGCGATGTTGAGAGTCTTAGGAGGTAAACCACCTTTGGTAATCTTGTTAAAATATTCAAGATCAAACTCGATTTTTTCTTCCTTTTTGTGATAATACTCATAACGTTCAGAATAATTTGCTAGGTAGTCGTGTCCAATATTATTATCAAACGATACTGCAAGAGCATCAGAAAGAATACTTGGAATTGCATCACGATTCTTTTTCTCATCTTTGCCATCGGCAATATGAATTGATTCCATGAGTGCTAAGTAAATAGCACGATCACGGCACCATTTTTCAGTAACATCCAGTAGCCAAGTTTTGTCTACTACAGTATCAGATAATGAATCATAAAGAGTCCTTAAGTCTTTAATTTCAGTTTCACTAAGATCTTTACGATCATCAATTTCAATTGAAAGAGCTTCTAGTGTAATTGATGATCCATACTTAACAATGAATTTTGCAGTTTCTTCAAAAACTACCTTTTCTGCTCTTTCTTGAAAGTATTCTGGTTGTATAAATGGAATGACTTTTCTTGAATAGTCTTCATTATGAATTAAGTTTTTTAAAATTGTGACTTCAAGTCTTTCCATTACTTATAGTGTAAATAGGTGCTAATAATATACTTTGGTCCACTAATTACTGGTTCACCTTTATGAGGAAACATCCATAATGGTGGAAAAACAAGTAGTGTTCCATGTTTTGGTTCTATAGACATATCAGAAAATCTGGTATGTCCACCAACCTCAACATCATTCAGGTACCAAAAAAATGATAAGAATCTTCTTGCTGTTGCATGATCAATTACATCTACATGAGTATCAAATTGATCAGTTCCTCCCGGATTATACTTCTTAATTCTAAATTGTTCAAATGCATGATCTTTTGGGAATACTCTAGAATCAATAAATTCATAATACTTATCCTTATATTCAAGTGTTTTTTTAATAAGATGATTATGAACTCGTTCTATTTCTGGAGTAAGATTGCAATTTTCAGTCAAATTAAATTGAGTAAAATTTGGTTTTCCGTCATTATCATATCTTTCATGTTTATCGGGAACCTGTTCAAATAAATTAATTAAAAATTCGCAAATATTTGGTTCTAATGCATCATTATAAACCTGAACTAATTCATTAAGATTTACCATAAGAAAATTCTCTTCGTGCAATCTCATCAAGTGCTTGCATCACTTCGGGGGTAAAATATTTTTCTGGATTTTTTAAAATCTCTTTTGCATAGATTTTCTTACCATCCATTTCATACCTACCAGCAACATTTTTCCAAAGTTCTCCAATCTCACCAAGTTCTAATAATCCATAATACCTATCCAAGCCACGTTCATCATAGAAAAGGCGAACTTCTACATCTTTATTTTCCTTACTTAAACGTGACTTAGCAGTCTTTGCCTTGATAATATTTCCAATGACTTCCGTTCCATCCTTCTCCTTCTTCTTTCCAAGATGAATAATAGTAGAGGCGGCATACTTAAGCCCACTACCACCTCCCATCTCTTTAGTAGGAACATAAGCACCGATAACATCATAGGTATGATTTGTAACGATCATTGGAATATTTGCTTGACCAAGTTTTAAAGTAAGCATACGGAATGCACCTTTAATCAGTTGGGATTTAGTCATATCCCTAACTTCCTTATCATTTAGGGCATCATTAATCTCTTTACTTGTAGAAAGCATTCCTAAAGAATCCAGAACAAACATGCAAGGGCTACGTTCTCCTTCTGGTTTTTTCAAGTAAAGATCAACTGCCTTCAGTGCCTTACCACGAAATTCTTCAACTGTAACCACATTAACCACCACGACTCTAGTTGTGTCGATGCCTCTGCTCTCCAGTAAGGATCGTGTGATTGCAGCTTCAGTATCAAAATACAAACAATATCCAGTAGGATTATTATCAAGAAAATTCTTAACCACAGCCAAACTAAAGAAAGTTTTTCCTGTAGAACTTTCACCTGCGATTGCAGTGATTTTGTTACCAGATACACCACCAAAGATACTCCCAGATACAAGAGCATTAAATATGTACGAACCTGTGTCCACATAAGTTTCAGTTTCGTCAATGTCTGATGCCAGTTGTGTGTATTCACCACCAATCTCTTTTACAATGTCTTTTAAGAAGTCCATAATTAATTCCGTTTCTCCATTTTTTTATCAAGGTAATTTATTTTATAAGTCCAGAGTTTATTATATAACTGTTTATTCTCATTCCTAACAGATTCCATAATATATTTGTAATCTTTTTCTGTAATTGGAATTTCCATCATAAAAAAAATGATTCAAGGTTTGCTGTTTTTTCTATTCCCCACCCAATAGCGTCAAGAATGGACTTGAGGGGTTCAAGAAAACTTTTCATAAATTGTAGTTCATAATCTATATATTTGTCAAGAGCAAGTTCTTTTGGAAAATCGGAAATAAAAGAAATAACATTTTCATGAATAATATTTGGAGTTTTTAAGTAAATATATTTTACTTTTTCCCCATTATTGATAAGTGAATATTTGTTTGTTAATTTTTTTTCCTTGATGTAATGGTTAAAGAGAAGTGCTCCTCGAACTTGAATTGGAGTTCCCTTTACATAAATCTGAGAATGTGATTGATATTTTTTTACGTCAGAAGCAGTTCTTGGGAAAGCAATTTGTTCGGGGGGAAGTTTTTTGAACTCAGTTCGACATTTATCAATGTACTCAATAACTTCATCTTCTGTGCCACTCATCATAATCTTCAAACCATCCTTAATCATCTGACGACAAGGAGCAGGAGTAGAAGATTTGACTGCCTCAATGCCCATCATCTTGAGTTTAGGTTGATCATAACGAACACCCTCACTATCCCAAACATTCAGGATATAACGCTTCTTGGCAGTCCAGATTCCACGGTCGGCAATATTCTCCCGTTTCATCTGCATCTTCTGATCGTATGCGTTCACATAATCCGCCAGTTCTTGGTAGCAACCTTCAATATGTTTTTCAAGTTCCACTTTAGCGATCTTATCAAGGAACGACACAACGCCTTCAGTAGTTTTTTCTCTTCCCTTGTATACAATCTCCACCAAAGGACCCATATTAAGGTAGATAGAATCAGTATCCGAAGCAATAACATAGTCAACATCATTTGTCTTAAGAATTTTGTTTAGGTACTTGTTAATTTTTTCTTCAATCCAACGAA